ACGAGGAGATTTGCATGAGTCCGCTTGAACTCTTAAAGGTCAATGTCAATGACCACACCGAAAAGAAAAATGGCCTAACTTACCTGTCCTGGGCTTGGGCATGGCAAGAAGCAATTAAGGCCGACCCAAAGGCAGAGTGGAACGTCAAGATGTTCGGCGCACACTTTGACCAGCCGTATTGTAGGATTGGCGAGACCGCAATGGTATTTGTAGACGTTACGATGTTTGACAAGACTCTAGGCTGTCAGCTTCCGGTCTTGGACCATCGCAATAAAGCGATACCGAACCCAGATGCGTTTCAGGTCAATACAGCAATCATGCGCTGCCTGGCCAAATGTATCGCCATGCACGGGCTTGGACTTTACATCTACGCCGGTGAAGATTTACCCGAAGGTGATACGCCTGACGTTACACCCATCATTCGCAAACTTGAGGAGAGCAAGAATGTTTCAGAGCTACAAACCAATTGGAAAACAGCCTACCAAGCACTACAAAGTCTGCCAGATGCACTCAAGCTGGCAAACGAAGCAAAAGACAAACGCAAGCTCGAACTGGCTGCTTGACGGCTTAGTCTTTACTGGCTGTATTACCTTCCTATACCTAATTATGGTGATGCTATGACAACAGAGGAAATTATCGAACTCGCAGAAAAGGCCGGAGCCGAGTGGTCAGACTTTGGCCGCATCCAGTTTGAAAAAGAAGATGACTTGGCTAAATTCGTAGACTTGATTTTAGAGAGGAGCAAAAATGTATGAGAGCGAACACGCTGTTCGGATTATTCAACTTGGCAATCGCCTACAGCATGAAATGGCTAAATCTTATAACCCAGATAGAAACACCATCTGTGCGCTATGTCAGGAGATTGAGAACTCAGCCCACGAAATCTACAAGTGGGCCAACGGAATTGAAAGGGAAGAAGAGCATGGGTAGAATCCTTGACCCCGACTGGAGGCAGTTTGAATACGTTCCCGCTGCCAAGACAGACCTAAAGACTTCGATGGAACGATACAAGGAGATGGTGCGTGGAGAAAGTAAAGGAGTACGTCCTGCGGCGCAAAAAGCCGGTGACTCTGGACGAGCTAATGGAGAGATTTCTAATCAGCAGGGGAACGGCATACCGGGTGGTAAATTCGCTGTTATCCGAGGGAAAGGTTAGACGCTTTGTCCGCAACCGAAAAACTCACTTCCAAAGTCACGCTAGCGCAGATAGACCAAGCGGCGGCAAAAGCCTTGGGAGAAAAACATTGCTTTTCCTGCAATACCTGGAGGAAAGCGGAAAACGGTAGTCACGTCACCAGAAAGAACCGAAAACAATGGAAATGCTACCCGTGTCAAAAGAAATTGCGTTTCTAGTAGCTTTGGTCTTGTTTTTATGGGTAGGTATAAGAATCCATAGGACACCGACCTGCTGCGAGAGAAACGGAATAGATTGCAACCAAGGGCGCAACTGCCCGGAGAGGAGAAGCTGTGAAAACGACCGATAGAATCTATGAGTGGATTGCCCAACAAAACCGGCTGGTAACCATCAAGGAGCTGCACGACAACTTAGACATTAAGCAAAGTGCGCTGGCTGGCTTTTTAGTAGGGATGTGCAAGTCCGGCAGGTTAGTGCGGGAGAAGATAGAACGCGCCACTACGAGCACCGGACCCAAGATGCAATGGGCTTACAAAGTTGTTGCACAAACGCAACAAAGTGAGGCATAATAATCGGCGGGGTAGTGCGCCCTCCTCAGCCTCCCCACTTCAAGCCCTCAAACCCCCCGGTTCACAAGACTGGGGGGTTTTTCTATTTCGGAGATGACCATGTACGGAAAAAAGAAAAAGCCCACCCCAGGCAAGTACGGCCCCAAGAAATGAAAGGCCCCACGATTATGATTGGGCTGCTCGGGAAACCTATGAGCAAGTCCAAGCCGGAAGGCGGTCTCCTAGAGTCTGAGATGGAGATGCCCGAAGCCCTGTCCGACCCCGGGGTCAACAAGGCCAACAAGGCAAACGCCGTCCTGAAGGCCCAATACGGCCCCGCAGAGGGCAAGCAGATGTGCGGCAACTGCGAGTACTTCAACACCGACTACGACCTACCTAAAGGCCAAGGATTCTGCGAAGTCTACGAATTCTCCTGCTCGGACAAGAATGTCTGCCTGGCCTGGGAGTTTGATAAAGAAGAGGAAGAGTCGGAAGAGGAAGAAGATTAAATGTGGATTCCCGTCCTATTCGCTTGTATGGTAGGAGGGGAATGTAAGTTCTACGCAGACCCGCTGATGACCGACTTTAGAGCCTGCCAATCCCATGTGGATGCCCACCTAGCGGCAGCAGAAAAGGCAGCTCACATAAAAGCCGCCACCGGAGCCTGCATACCTGTAAGATTCGAGGGCGGTAAACCCATTTAGACTGTTTCGTGAGATTCGGGTTGTACACACACCGCCCACCATTTTAGGAGCCAACCGTGCCTTTTGCCAGCAAGCAGCAAGCCAAACTAATGTTCGCCGCCGCAGCCTCCCCAAAGGTCGCTAAGGCCACCGGCGTCCCCCAGAAGGTCGCCAAGAAGATGGTAAAAGAGGGGCAGAGTTCTCTAAAGAAACTTCCAGTTAAGAAAAAGTGAGGGGAAACCCTAACACCTACCTAAACCTCTGGCACTTCGCCAAGGCTCAGGTCTACCCAGAAATAGACGCTTACGAGTCCGAGACAGGATTCGCAATAGACCCCGAGTTTTATAACGACTTGGGACTACATACTCAGGTTTGTATAAAAGGTTCTAACATCTGTTATGCCCACGGCAGGGTCGTATATTCGGCTCTGAGACGGTTCATAGCAGATAACCATAGGTCAAGATACATAATCCTAGAGACAGGTACTGCTAGGGGATTTTCAGCCCTCTGCATGGCTAAAGCTCTAAAGGATGCAGGTGTAAATGGCTGGATAAGAACTTATGACATCCTGCCGCACGACAAACCTATGTACTGGAATTGTATAGACGACCACACCAAGGGCTTCCAGACTCGAGAACAGCTTCTCAGCACTTGGGACGAACTCCTGCCATACATAGAATTCGTGGCAGGAGACACAAAAGAAACACTAAAACCCACGGAAGTAGACTTCGCCTTCTTAGACGGTGGACATACTTACGAGGATGTAAAGCATGAGTTTAGTTGTCTAATCGACCCCAAAGTCGTAGTGTTCGATGACTACTCCCCAAGACAATTTCCAGGTGTCTGCCAAGCAATAGACGAGACACCGCTAAAGAAACGCTACTTACACGCCGCCCGTGGCTACGCAATAGGAGTTAAAGAATGAAAGACGTCTGGGAAAAGGCAAGACCCAAGAAACTCGGTAAACCTAAGCCATTGTCTAAGAACCAAAAGACCGCAGCTAAAAGGTTCGCCAAGGAAACCGGCACTAAATACCCGTCTCTAATCGCCAATATGCGCGGCGCACAGGCCAAGAAATGAAATTCGAAAAATATGATGCTAGAACTTCTAAAAAAATGGCTGAGTACAATCGCGAAGGTGGTAGTGTACGCAAGCCCGTCCGGTCAGTTACGGGTGCGAGCACAGGCGATAAGTATGACCGAGCCAAGTTCATCTACCGAAAAGCCGCCCAAGCCCTTACTGCTGGACACCCTCTCAAAGACAAGAGCGGAGAGGCTACACCCGCAGCCCTCCAGTTCAAACGCTGGGCAGCCAAAGTCCCGCAAAACCGCCAAGACCTCCAAGACCTCAAAAGCCTCGGGGAAAGGCTCAAAGAACGCTACAAGCCGAAAAAATAATCATGGCTGATAGCATTTCCGCAATTCCACAACAGCCACAACTAGGCCGGATAGCTCAGTTTCTGCGCTACTTAGAGACGCAAAACGCACCTGAGTTTTTGCCGAAACAGTTAGATGTTATGGGGTTAATCCGTCAGCTTGCGCTTCCCTCAGCCTCTACGGTTGAAAACCTATCCTACGGAAACTCGCCTTTTACTATGCCCCCACAGGGAACGGGAGCGATGATTCCGCAGGTCAAGACCGGACGGAAACCAGAGGTTGCAGACCTTGTTGGGATGCTGGGTGGGGTTCCAGGCGTCGGTGCGCTATCAGATGTCGGGACCAAACTGTCTAACGAGGCCGCAGACGCTATCGTTCGGGCAATTACAGGCAACCCACAAGCCACAGCTCCACAGGTCATCCGCGAGACCTCCATGCCGTTTATGCAGGCGGTGGCTCCAAGAACACCGGGATTGCTAGAAACGCCTGTAAAGTCAGATTTAGGCTTCTATTCGGCACTCGAACAGGCCACCATTCCCCTGCAAAACAAGGGAACAGGGACTCAGTTCTTGGCGCAAATAGAAAAGACCGCAGGTGTAAAACACGAAGAAATCAAATGGACAGGATTAGACGAGTTTCTAAAGTCTAAACCCAACGTCAGCAAACAAGAAGTTCAGAACTACCTTGCTGCAAACCGTGTGAACTTACAGGAAGTGCGGTTAGGCGGCGCAACAAGTCCTTATCCTTATAGAACTGCAAATGAGTGGCAGGGCGCAATTGACCGTGCGGAAGCCGCTGGTAATTGGGATGAAGCAGCAAATATAAATCAGGCATGGGAAGCAGCAGAAGGATTTGGTCCGGCTGGTTCACCAAAGTTCTCCCAATACACCCTACCAGGTGGAGAGAACTACCGAGAGATACTGCTGACGCTGCCAATTCAACCAAAAGGCACAAACCGTTATGAAGTTCGCTCAAGAAAAACGCCTGGAGAATCATCTGTTTTCGATACAGAAGCTAATAAAGTAATTATGTTTGGTCGTGACGCTGGTATGTATCAAGAAGCCGAAAGATTAAACAGGGAATTAGCTGGGACACAATTATTTAAATCCAGCCACTTTGACCAACCTAACATCCTAGCCCACATGAGGGTAAACGATAGAGTAGTAGACGGTAAGAAAACTCTATTCATAGAAGAAATACAGTCAGACTGGCATCAGGCTGGGCGTAAGAAGGGGTATCAGAGAGAAAAAGATTTAACTCCTGAACAAATTGACCTTAAATTTATTCAGTCAGAAATTCCACCTGGTGCAGACCCAAGCGTTTACCCAGGGTATTACGAAGCATTTGACAAAAATACCGGACAGTTTTTGGGCCGTCATAGCGGCACATTAAACCGTGAACAGGCTATGCGTGATGCGGTTATGTCTGCAAACCAGTTTCAAACTGGAGTGCCTAACGCACCATTTAAGACAACATGGCATGAACTGTCCCTAAAGAGAGCAATACAAGAAGCCTCAGAAAAGGGATATGACCAGATAGCCTTTACCACCGGCAAGACACAGGCAGAACGGTATGACCTGAGTAAGCAGATAAGCAAGTTAAGCGCACAGCATTTGGGTGCTGGTAGATATAGGGTTGATGCAATAGATAAAAATGGCAAGCCAGCGGTAATGAAAATTACAGAAAATGAAGATGAACTTGAAGGACTAATTGGCAAAGAGTTTTCTAAAAAGATTATAGAGGACACAAAAAACAAAACCGTTGGGAAAACTTACTCTGGTTTAGACCTTCAAGTAGGCGGAGAAGGAATGAAAGGCTTTTACGACAACATCCTACCCAAGTCTTTAGACAAGTTAGGTAAGAAGTTCGACGCCAAGGTCGGCAAGACTGAGATGGATGGTGTAGAGGTCTGGGCTATGGACATCACTCCCAAGATGCGTGAGTCTGTACTAACTAAAGGACAACCATTGTTCGCTGCAACACCAGCCATTCCCGCCGCTGGACTCCTTGGTGACGAAGGCGAATAACTGTCGTATAATAGCAACAACTTATCCCGAACAACCGGAAGGATTCGGACATGGAACCCAGTAAAGTAGAAGAAATTACAGAACGCCGCCTACCACCTAACGCAGGCAAGGGAAGGCCAGCAGGAAGCCTAAATAAGTCCACTAGCGCGGTCCGAGAAGCAATCGCTAGGATGGCTGACGAGAACGCCGATAACTTCGTAGGATGGCTAAATCAGGTCGCTAGCACCAACCCTGAGAAGGCTTGCGATATTTACCTAAAAGCGATTGAGTACCACATCCCCAAGCTGGCTAGGACAGAAGTCACGGGAGCAGAGAACGGACCTCTCACCATCAAGGTGGTGACGGGTATATGACCGAAGTAGTAGTAGAGACGGGTTATAAGCCTAGAGAACAGCAGAGAAAGATTCACGACGCTGTAGAGAGTCACCGCTTTGTAGTCGTAGTCGCTCACCGCAGGATGGGCAAGACTGTGGCAGCTCTAAACCAACTTATCCACTCTGCCCTGCAATGCGAGAAACCAGACCCAAGGTTTGCGTATATCGCCCCTACTTACGGCCAAGCAAAGAGGGTAGCGTGGGACTACTTGGTAAACTTTACCCGCCCACTAGATGCGGCACATAACATCTCTGAGCTAAAGGTAGACTTCTACGGTCGCAGGATTCAACTGTACGGGTCAGATAATCCGGATAGTCTCAGAGGACAGTATTTCGACGGAGTAATCCTAGATGAGATTGGCGACCAGAACCCGAAGATATGGAACGAGATTGTTCGCCCTGCTCTTGCAGACCGCCTGGGTTGGGCGTTATTTCTAGGAACCCCCAAGGGTGCTAACCACTTCAAAGACTTCCGAGACAGAGCAGAAAAGGAACCAGGTTGGTCCCTACTGGAATTTAAGGCTTCAGAGACGGGAATACTTCCGCAAGCTGAACTCGAAGCTGCCAAGAAGGAAATGGGTGACGACAAGTACTCGCAAGAGTTCGAGTGCTCCTTTGATTCACCAGTTGAAGGTTCGTATTATGCTGCGCTCCTTGGCAAACTTGCGCCGGAGAGGTTTACGGAGTTCCCCAAAGACGACTTATGTAAGACCTATACGGCTTGGGACCTGGGCGTCGGAGACTCTACGGCAATCTGGGTATGTCAAGTTGCGGGGCAGGAGAGGCGGCTCATTGACTTCTACGAGAACCACGGGGTCGGTCTGGACTCTTACG